AGTTTGGCATGACGAAGCTATTGAACAAGGTTGGAAAAATGCCTGGACACCTCCAGAAAACTATAAACCACCTAAAAAATCTAAAGAATTAGGACATGTTTATTTTGTTGAAAGTCAAGGTTACTGGAAGATTGGTAGAGCTACAGCTGCAAGAATCAAAATTAGAATTAAAGAACAACAACCTGATAAAGTTTTAGCTGTTAGTCCTATTACAAGTAAATTCAAAACACTTGAAAGAAAGCTACATAAAATGTTTAAAGATAAGAGAGTTCTTAAATATGAAGTTTTTAGGAATCTTAATAAAGATGATATAAAAGTAATTATGAATGAATTAGGCAATAAAATTAACGTAGATATTTAGATTTATGAAAAAACCTAAATTTCCAGAAAATCCTTACATTGGTAGAATTTTTTATGACGGTGAAAAAACTTATGAATATATAACTAATCCTTTTTATAAACAGATTCCAGGAGTAAAACCGCAACCTTGCTGGATTGATATTTCACTAGAGCTTAAATGACTAAAAAAGTACATTCTTCTGTAAAACTACAGAGATTAAAAGATATAAGACGTAAAAATTTAGAAAAAAACTTTTTAGATATTCAACTAAAAGGACAAGATCACTATGTTTTTATTAAAGAAAATGGAAAAGCACAGGTAGTATTTGAAGAGGGTAGATGGGTTAAAGAACATATAAGAACTGCAGTACTTAAATTTAATTACGAAATTGATAAAATAGAAAAATTGTTAATAAGAGATTTTAGTGATAATGAATTAGAAGAATATAATAAAAGATATAACTAAAAAAAATGCCATTAAAACGCGGTAAATCTCAAAAATCTATTTCAGCTAATATAAAATTGCTTAAAAAAGAAGGAAAAACTGAAAAACAGGCTATAGCAATTGCATTATCTAAAGCAGGTAAAAAGAAAACTGCTAAAAAACGTAAAAAAAGGTAAGATTAAAACAGCTACTTAATTTATTATGCCTTCTCACTATGGTTCAATGAAGCCTAAGGGCAAAAAGAAAAAAAAGAAAGGAGGTAAGAAATAATGGGTTATATATTTAAAGTTCAAGGAGAATCCAAGCCTAAGGCTGAAAACTGCGAAGTAAAGCCTAAATCAACAAAAAAATCTAAAAAATCTAAAGGTGACTAGAAAAATAAGGCGCGTGCCGAAAGATAAAAAAACAGGTTTACCTAAAAAATATCTTGCAGGCGCTAAAAATAAATCTGCAAAAGCAGCAGAAATAAAACGTACAGCAGCTGCTTATAAACGCGGAGAAAAAATAGATTTAAAAGCAATTTCTAAATTCAGAGCTTCACAAAATGCCAAAAACAAAAAGAAAAAAAAGCGCTGATACACTAACTGCTACGCTTAGTGAAAAAGCAAAAAAATCTATCTATACTGTTGGAGATTTGCGTAAAGTTTATAAAAGAGGAACTGCTGCCTATATGAGTTCTGGTTCTAGAAATGTTACTGTTGGTGCCTGGTCTATGGGTAGAGTTAATAGTTTTATTTCAGGTGGAGGTGCTAGAAAAGCTGATATAGATATACATAATGCTCGAAAAAAATCACCTAAAAAAAGATGAGATTAACTACCAGACAGAAAAATGTTTTGGAAAAACATCAAAAAACACATGGACATTCAAAAAAACATATGGAATATATGAAGCGTAAAATGCGAGAAGGTGTTAGCTTTACAGAAGCACATAATATGGCTATGAGGAAAAAAGGAAAATGACAGAAAAAGAAAAAATTCAACGTAAATTAAAAAAATATGGATTGACTGCGGTTAATAAAGCAAAAAGAACTCCGAACCACCCTCGAAGTTCTCATGTAGTACTAGCTAAAAAAGGTTCAGAAACTAAATTAATAAGATTTGGACAGCAAGGAGTTACTGGAGCTGGTAAAAATCCAAAAACAAAAGAAGGAAAAGCAAGAAGAAAATCTTACTATGCTAGACATAACGCACAGAATCCAAATCCTGGTATATTTTCTGCTTTATACTGGTCTCATAAGGTCAAATGGTAAATTTTAGGTATATTATTAATAATTAATAAGTTTTTTTATGACCGAAGAACTACAAAAACCAAATCCTTCACCTGAACAATTTGCAGCTTTACAGGAAGAATTACAGAAATTAAAAGCTAATAATGCAAAATTATTAGATCAGAATATAAAAGCTAAAGAAGCAGGAAAAGCAATTCCTCCAGATGTTGATGTAAACGCTTTGATTGCCTATAAACAGAAAAAAGAACAGGAAGAGTTAGAAGCAAAAGGTAGATATGATGAAGCTATAGCTAAACAGGCTCAACAATTTAGAGATGCAGAAGCAGCTTATAAAGAAAAAATAGAAAAATTTGAAAAAAGACAAAGAGAATTAGAGGTTGAAACGCCTGCTATAACTGCTTTAGCAGATGTAGTACATGACCCCCAGTATGCTCTCTCACAAATTAATAAAGAACAATTAACAAGAGAAGCAGATGGAACTGTTGTTATTGTTGACGGATATAACAGAACACCATTAAAAGAGTGGGCTTTAAATTTACCAAGCTGGATTCAAAAACACCCAAAACCTCAAGGTGGTGGTGCACCTTCAGCAAAAAGTACAAGCACTACTGAATTTGTTTCTGGAGAAAAAAATCCTTTTGCACCTGAAACTTTTAATTTAACTGAACAAAGCAGATTATATAGAACAGATATAAATAAATTTAATATGTTAAAAAATGCAGTTAACGGTTAATATAAAGTTAACTTGTTTGTATGAGCTAGGTGTTGTCACCGAAAAGTAAAAACTAATTAACATTTTTTAATGGCTACATTAAGAAGTGATTTAATCATTCCAGAGGTTTTTACTCCCTACTTGATTGAAGAGACTACTGCGAGAGATTCTTTTCTGCAAAGTGGGGTTGTGGCACCTTTGGCTGAATTAAATCTATCCTCCGATCGCGGTGGCGATTTTGTAAAAATTCCTTTTTATAAAGCTAATTTATCTGGCGATTTTGAAGTTCTAACAGATTCAACTTCATTAACTCCAGGCAAAATTACAGCTGATTCCCAAATAGCAGCAGTCCTCCATAGGGGGAGAGCCTTCAGTTCACGTGATTTAGCTGCACTTGCAGCAGGTGGTGGACCTGACCCAATGGCTGCTATTGCACAAAAAATGGCTGCTTATGTAAACAACCAGAAACAGAAAGATTTATATTCTTGTTTAACTGGTGCATTTGGTTCTATTAATGCAAACGATAGTAATTCAGCATTATTTGCTTTAACTATTGATTCTGAATCAGGTGATACTCCAACAGTTTTAAGCCCACGCCACGTTGCTAAAGCTAAAGCACTTCTTGGAGATCAAGGAGAAAAACTATCTGCAATTGCTATCCATTCAAATTGCTACTACGACTTAGTAGAACGTAATGCAATAGATAGAATTTATGATAATACTGGTGCACCTGATACTTCAGCAACTGCTGGTAGTACTGCTAATGCGTTTCCTGGAACAACTTCAATCCCAACCTTCATGGGGCTCAGGGTAATTGTTTCTGACGATATTCCTACAACAGGATCTGGTTCTAGTACTGAGTATTCGGCCTTTTTCTTTACTCAAGGAGCCATCGTGACGGGAGAGCAGGCACCTATTAGAACTCAAACAGATAGAGATATTCTTGCTTTAGAAGAAGCAATGGCTGTGGACCTCCACTATATCTATCACCCTGTAGGTCTTAAATACGCTGTATCTACTGTTAATCCAAACAGAACTGTATTGGAAACAGTAGCATCTTGGTCGAAAGTGTATGAAACAAAAAATATCGGTATTGTGAGAGCAACTATCGTTTCAAACCAAGATTAAGGAGTAATTTATTATGCCTTCTTTATTTGAAGTTACAGCTGGAAGCCTAGTCGGACCTACCTCTGGAGGTACTGTTACTCAGGCTACAAACAAATCTACTGGAGTTACTCTAAATACAGAGTCTGGTCAGATTACTATGAACGGTGCTCAGCTAGATGCTGGAACAGAAGTATCTTTTACAGTTACTAATAGCAAGATTGCAGCAACAGATGTTGTTGTAGCTTGTCATGGTTCTGCTGGTACTGCAGGTTCATATCTTGTAAATGCTAATGCTATTGCTTCTGGTTCTTTTGCAGTAACAGTTTCTAATGTTTCTGCAGGAAACCTCAGTGAAGCTATTGTTATTAACTTTGTAGCTCTTAAAGGTGCTTCTAGCTAATGGCAATTTACGCATTTAAGCGTATGAGGAAACAAAATGAGGCTGCTGAAAAAGCAGCTTCTGTTTCTTCTATAAAACCGCAAAATTTAGAAATTAAGCCTAAAAACAAAAATTTAAATGGCAATAACAATAACAGCAACAGTAGGAAGCGCGTCAGCAAATAGCTATCTTACTCTTTCAGATGCAAATGCTATTATCGAGGGCTTAGTTCTTGATGATGATGTTACAGCATGGGATAATTCAAGTACAGATAATAAAAATAGAGCTTTATTCACAGCTACACAAAGAATTGATAGAGAACGTTTTTTAGGTGCAAGAGTAGCAGATACTCAGGCTTTACAATGGCCTAGAAGCGGAGTTAGAAAACCTGATACTTATACAAATTTATATGGTTTATCTTTTCCTAATAGATTAGTTGCTGATTATTATTCTGATACAGAAATTCCTACAAGAGTTAAAAATGCACAGGCAGTTCTTGCTGTTTACTTGAATAATAATAGAGATGGTTTAGGATTAAGTGGATTAGAAGATTTTTCTAATGTTTCAATCGGTAGTTTAAACGTAACACCTAATTTTTATGGTGCAGTTGGAGCTGATCGAATACCACCACTTGTCGAACGTTATCTTTCAGGTATTAGAATAAGTGGACCAGGCAACATTTCAATTCGGAGGTCTTAATGATGGGTTACGGTTACGATTATCCAGCAGCAAAAATTATCAATGACACTGCAGCACATACAGGAAGATTTGGTAAAATTGTAGCTATTCAAGATTCAGTTATAAATACTTTAGTAGCTGAAAATATTACTGGCGATTTAACAAGTTTACAATTTAAATCAACTGCAGAAATTTGTGGAGTTATAACAAGTGTCAAATTAGATAGCGGAACTGTTATTGCATATTCATTATGAGTATCGCTTCTGCTCTAAAAAAAGCAGCTTCTAAAGCACTTAAAAAGCTAGGAGGAGATGTAACTATAAGACAAGTTACTGCAGGCACATATAATACAACTACTGGAGCCATTACTGAATCTACTTCTGATACAACTATTAAAGGAGTTTTAAGTAATTTTACAAGAAATGAAGTAAATAATTTAATAGAATCTCAGGATAAAAGGCTTACTATATCTGCTGGAGATCTAAGTTTTATACCAACTACTAAAGATAGAGTTTTAATAAGTAATGTAGAATTTAAGATAATCCAGGTAATTCAAAATGAACAAAATAATACTGCTATTAGTTTTGATTTAATTTTGAGGTAAATATGACTAGACAAATAAGATTAGATCAAATAGATGATGTAATGAGGGAAGCAGTAGAAGATTTAGTTAAAGCAACTACTTTGGAATGGACTAGAAGAGTTAAAAAAGCTACACCAGTTAGAATTGTATATGAAGGGGAACCTGCAGGTGGTGGAGATTTAAGAAATGCCTGGCAAACAGAAATTAAACCTTTACAAGGAAATATAATAAACAATTTAGCTTATGCTGAACCTGTTTGTTTCGGTGTTAATCTACCTCCTTCATGGGGCGGAAGATATAGAACTAGACAAAAAACAGTTGCAGGATTTCCTGAATTAATTGGAAAAGAACTTGAATTATATGCAAGAAGAGAATATGAAAGAATAAAACGAAGAATTTAAAATGGCTGCAATAGATTTAAATAGCGTACGAGCAACAATAGAAGGAAGATTAGCAACAGAACTAGCTTCTAGTCCTGCTATATCAGTTGTTTTTAGTAATATGGCATTTGATTCAACTACTCAAGATACTTTTGTAACTTGTGAAGTTAGTTTTAGTGCAAATCAATATTTAACTCAGGGAGATACAAGTACAGCTACAAATAATGTTGTAGGGTTAGTAACTATAAATATTTTTACAGAAGAAGGAATAGGTTCTGGAGCTAATTTTACTATTGGAGAACGAATTAGAAATTTATATAATAGAGAAACTGTTTCTAATGTAATTTTTGATTCTCCTATTGGACCTGAAATATTTCAATCTAACCCTGAAGGTAAGTTTCAAACACAAATAAGAATTACATTTGGAATATATGAAGATCTTTAATTATGGAAATTACAGAAAAAATGCTAGATGTAATAGAAGCTGTTAAAGGTAGAAGAGAACCTCAATACTGGGATAATCAGTGCAGAAGATATATGGAAAAAATAGAAGCTGATAAAAAAATTGTGAAAAAAACAAAGAAGAGTTAAGATGTCTATAAATCTTACTTTTTATTGTCATGGCAAAAGTAAAGGGTGATGTTGGTCAGGTCAAATTTGATGATGGTGGCTCATCTGTAAACCCAGTTCTAGGAACAACAAGTTGGTCAATGTCTATTTCTAAAGACATACAGGAAATTACTGCTCAAGGAGACACATTTAAAAGTTTTACAGGTGGTCTTATTGAAGGCGAAGGTAGTGCTGAATTACTTTATGATGATTCTGCTTCTGGAGAAACAGCTACTTTTGTTGATGGAGTTTTAACTACTGGAGATGCAGGAACAGCTTCTTTTGAACTTTTTCCTGATAGTAGTAGTGCTACTAAAAAAATATCTTTCAATGGAATTATTACTAATTTTGAACAAAGTTCTAATTTAGGAGAAGCTAACACTATTAGTATTACCTTCAAACCTACAGGTACTATTACTTCAGCAATTTAATTAATTTAAAATCCCGCACTTATGGCAAATCAAAGAACTGCAGATCTCATTATTGGAGCTTTCAAAGATGAGATGACTACAAGAAGAAAGTATGTATTAGAAACTCCTAATGGAACTAATATAGATTTATATTTTCCGCCTATAACAAGATTTGATAGACAAAAAGCACAGCAATTAGCAGGAACTGATGAAGCGTTAACTGTTTCTACCCAATTACTTTGTAAGATGGCACAAAAAGAAGATGGAAGTCCTGCTTTTGATATGTCAGATGCACCTATTTTACAGAGATCAGTACCTGAAAAAGTTTTAAATGATTTAGAACTATTTTTATTTGATGTAACACTTGATCTTGATACAGCAAAAAAAGAATAAAGGGGGATAATTGGCTAAATTTTGAATTTTTCCTAGCAACAGAACTTGGTAAAACAGTAAATGAATTAAGAAATTCTTTAACAGAAGAAGAATTAATATACTGGGTTGCTTACTTTGAAAATAAAACTGAATTAGAAAAAAGAGCCCAGCAACGACAAAAACAAAAATTAGGTTAAACTTAGATAAAGACTTTTTTTATTTGTGGCTCAGGCTAATGTAAGACTTACTGTTGATGCTACTGGTGCTACTAGAGCTTTACAGGGTGTTCAGAATAAAACTAATCAGCTACAAAAAGCATTTGGTGGTTTAAGAACTGCAATTGGTGGAATAGGTTTAACTTTACTTGGAAAAAATGCAATACAGACAGCAGCTAATTTTGAAAAATTGAATGTAAGATTAGGATTATTAACTAAACAATCTGGAACTTTTGCAAAATCTCAACAAATAGCTGCAGATGCTCAAAAAGCATTTGGATTAAGTTCTACAGAAGCACTTGAAGGAATTACTAATATTACTGCACGATTAGCACCTTTAGGCGTAGGAGTTGAAGATATAAAATCTACATTTTTTGGATTTAATACAGCTGCTAAATTAGCAGGTGCTACAACAACAGAAGCATCAAATGCTTTTAGACAATTAGCTCAGGCTTTAGGTTCTGGAAGATTACAGGGAGATGAATTTAGAAGTATTGCAGAACAAATTCCAACAATACTTCAACCTATTGCAGATGAATTAGATGTCGAAATTGGACAATTAAAAGAATTTGCTTCTCAAGGTAAATTAACAAGTGATGTTGTACTTAGAGCATTAAGAAAAATAGAAAAAGATGGTGCTCCTGCTTTAAAAGAATTAATAAAAAATGACCCGACAATGGTATTTAAAATGTTAGGTAATGAAACAGAAAATTTATCTAGAGCTTTTGGAGATACTTTAGCTCCTGCGGTATTACCTATTATTCGAGGATTAACTAAATTAACTGAAGTTGCAACTAATTTTATAAATTCGCCTATAGGTAAAACAACAGCATTATTTACTGGAATAGCTTTAGCATTTAAAGCTACAACAGCAGCAGCTACTTTATTAGCCGCAGCAAAGACTATTCTTATTGCAAAATTTGCAGCAACATCTGCAGGTGCAATAGCACTTGCAAAGGCTAATGCTACAGCTTCAGTTGCAACAAAAGCATTAGCAATATCTACAGGAGCTTTAGCTATTGCTATGAACGCGTTACCATTAATAGCTTTGGTTTCTTTAATCGGTTTAGTTACAACTGCTATCGCAAAACAAAATAAAGAAAGAAAGAAAACAAAAAAACTAATAGAAGAAGGACATCAGGAAACAATAAAAGCTGAAATAACACGCTTACAAATTGAATTAAATAGAAAAAAAGAGCAAAAAAGAGGTTCAGGATTATTAAACGAACAGATAAGAAAATTAAAAGAAGAAATAGCAGTTTTAGAAAAAAAATTAGGAATTTCTATAAAACAAGAAATACAAGACAAAAAAAATGCACAGCAACTAGAAAGAATAAAAACTTTATATAGTTCTATTGCTGAAACAATTGAGACAGGTTTAGTTGATGCAATTGATGGAGCAATAAAAGGAACTAAAACATTAGGAGAAGTTGCTTCAAGTGTATTTGGAGCTATTCAAAGAGCAATAATTCAATATGGTGTAGCTTCTTTTCTTGGCGGATTGCCTGGAGGAATAGGAAAATTCTTTTCAGGTACTAGAGCTAATGGTGGTTCTGTTATGGCAAATAAATCTTATTTAGTAGGAGAACGCGGTCCTGAATTGTTTACTCCTTCAAGATCAGGTATGATTTCTTCTAATAGTGCAATTAGTGGAGGTTCAACTAATATTGTGGTTAATGTAGATGCTACAGGTTCTACTGTAGAAGGTGATAATGAAGGAGGAGAAGAACTTGGAAAAGTTTTATCTGTAGCTATTCAATCTGAATTAATTAAACAAAAAAGACCAGGAGGATTATTAGCATAATGGCAACATTTCCTTCAATAAATCCAACTTATGGTATTCAAAAAAGATCTCAACCATTTAAAAGAGTTGTACGTTTTGCAGATGGTTTTGAACATAGAATTACTTTTGGATTAGCAGAAAATCAAAATCCTAAAATATTTATTTTTACATTTAATGTTTCAGAAACTCAGGCAGATGAAATAGAAACGTTTCTTGATGCTAGAGGTTCTACAGAAAGTTTTGATTACACACCTGCAGGAGAAAGTTCTTCAATGAAATTTGTTTGCGATAACTGGAATAAAAGAATTACATATTTAAACAGAGCAACTATACAAACAACTTTTAGACAAGTATTTGAACCATGAGTACAGGCCCAATAATTACGGATTTACAGAAAATAAATCCTTCTGCAATTATTGAATTATTTACAATTACTACAGATGCTACTTTACATGGCTCTGCGCAAACATACCGATTTCATAATGGAACAAGTTTAAATGCTAATGGTGATATTGTCTGGGCAGGAAATTCATATATAAAAATGCCAATACAGGCAGAAGGCTTTGCTTTTACTAATGGTCAACTACCCCGACCAACTTTAACAATTAGTAATGCCTTAGGAACTATTACTGCAATTCTATTAAATGTAAATACAGTAACAACAGGAATAGATTTAACTGGAGCTACAGTAAAAAGAATTAGAACTTTAGCTCGTTATCTTGATGCTGTAAATTTTCCAGTAACAACAACAAGCACTACAACAACAGAAACTATTGCAGATCCTGCTGATGCAGAAACTATTACTTATACAGTTACTGTTCATAATCCTGGAAGCGGAAATATTTTTAGAATTAATGGTGTAAATAATCCAGTTATAACCATGAAAAGAGGTTCTACTTATATTTTTGACCAATCAGATTCTTCAAATAGTGGACACCCTTTAGCAATAAAATCAGATGCAGGCGGTGCACAGACTACAACTGTTTCTGGAACTGCTGGAAATGCAGGAGCTACAGTTACTTATCAACCTGCTTATCCTAGTGCTCCTAGTGATTTAAGATATTATTGTACAGTTCATGGAAATGGTATGGGTAATACAATTACTATGAATAATCCAAATACAACTACTCAGGAAACAATAACTACTACTACTCAACAAATAAATCCTTTAGGAACACCAGACCCTACTGCAGAATTTCCACAGGAAATATATACAATAGATAGAAAATCAGCGGAAAATAGAGATGTAGTACAATTTGAACTTGCTGCTGTTTTTGATTTAGCAGGAATAAGAGCACCTAAAAGACAATGTACTAGAACAGAATTTCCTTCAATCGGTACTTTTATTGCATGAACTGGAAAGATCAAGCACTTGCTCATGCTAAAGAACAAGACCCAAAAGAATCTTGCGGTCTGTTATTAAATATTCGAGGAAAAGAAAAATATTTTCCCTGTAGAAATTTATCTTTAACTTCTCATCAGTGCTTTATTCTAGACCCAGAAGATTATGTAAAAGCTGATTCAATAGGCGAAATAATAGCAATAATACATTCACACCCA